AAGTCATGCCGATATCACTAAAGCCATTAACTACATGCACACTAATTACACTCAAGCGATTAATGAGGGTAAGCCGTTAAGGGTGGTGATTGATCAGAAACAGGATGATAGATCCACTGCACAGAATCGCTTGTATTGGATGTGGCTTGGCCAGATTGAAAGAAAGACTGGTCAGGATAAAGATTCACTGCATTATGAGTTTAAGAAACGCTTTCTGATTTATATCTATCGTCGAGATGACCAGCAGTTTGCTGAAATGTGTCATGCCATTGCTAAGGTAAAGCAAACCGAACCAGATGAGTATAAAGCTATCGGTGAGCAGGTCATCAGGCTTTGCAGTACAACCAAGGCGACAGTTAAGCAAATGACCGAGTATTTGAATTACGTGCATGACTTTGCTGTGGTGAAGTTGGGTGTGCATTTAACTGTGCCGGATGATTTGAGGTGGTGTTATCAGGAGTAAAGATATGGCGAACCTAACGCCTAAACAGCAGAGGTTTGTCGAAGAATATCTGATAGACCTAAATGCAACACAAGCAGCGATTCGTGCTGGGTACAGTGAGAAGACAGCCAAAGAGATTGGAAGCGAAAACCTCACAAAACCTAACATTGCAAAAGCAATTGAGGAAGCGCAAAACAAACGTGCTGAACAAACCCAAATTGATGCAGCTTATGTCTTAAGGCGTTTGGTTGAAATCGATCAAATGGATGTCTTGGACATCATGGATGACAACGGCAATGTAAAACCTATTAAGGACTGGCCTAAGACTTGGCGTCAGTACATATCAAATATAGAGACAATTAGCCTTGAAGATGAAGCAGGCTGGCTCAAAAAGATCAAGTGGCCTGACAAGGTGAAGAATCTTGAGTTACTAGGTAGGCATGTCTCTGTGGGCGCATTTAAAGACAAAGTGGAGCACTCAGGGAAACTTGAGATTCAATCACTATCTGACTTGATGGATGAACTTAGCAGCGATTAATAAGGAGGGCATATGCTTAAACCTGAGCATAGAGCAAAACTTATTGATCAGCATTGGCGGCTAAATAATCTCTACTACATCACCGATAAGAACGGCAAGCAAGTCAAGTTTAAGATGACACTTGAGCAGCTTGAGTACTTTGAAAATGAGTGGTCGAGAAACATCATCCTAAAAGCGCGTCAGCTTGGCTTTACCACCGAGATGTGCATCATTCAATTGGATGCCGCATTATTCATGTCGGATAAATGTGCCTTGATTGCACATACCCTACATGATGCTAAGCGCCTGTTTCGGGAAAAGGTCAAATACGCTTATGAGAAGTTACCGCATCCATTACGTGCAGCCAATCCACTAAGCATTGAGACCAAAGAGGAGCTTGTATTCTCCAAAGGTGGATCTGTCACAGTCAGTACCTCATTCCGTGGGGGAACGCTTAAGCGGTTACATATTTCCGAGTTTGGCAAGATTTGCGCCAAATATCCCGATAAGGCGCGTGAGATTGTCACTGGTGCTTTTGAAGCAGTTGGCTTGGGTGGGAAGATTACCCTTGAGTCTACCGCCGAAGGTAAGTCTGGTTATTTCTATGACTATTGCCAGACCGCTGAGAAGTTGCAACTACAAGGCAGAACGCTTGGCATCCTAGACTGGAAGTTCTTTTTCTTCTCATGGTGGAAAAACCAAGACTACTCGCTACCCGTAACGACAGAAATTCCACAGCGCCTAAAAGATTACTTTGCTGAGCTAAAAGCTAAATACAACATTCATACCACGCCAGAGCAGCAGCAATGGTACTGGCAAAAAGAGAAAACGCTCGGTGAAGATATTAAGCGTGAGTATCCATCTATTCCATCTGAGGCGTTTGCTCAATCAGTAGAGGGCGCTTACTACAAGAAGCAATTCAAGTTCTTGTACGAGAATGGCCGTATTGGTCAATTACCTGATAATTCTCATTTGGATGTGATGACCTTCTGGGATTTAGGTGTATCGGATTCCATGGTGATCTGGTTCATTCGCAAGATCGGTGAAGACCGCTATCAAGTGATTGATTACTACGAAAACTCAGGTGAAGGCATGCGTCATTACTTCAAAGTTCTGAAAGATCGTGGTTATAACTACTCAGCGCATTACGCTCCACACGATATTCAAAACCGTTCATTAATGAATGACGGTAAGTCTCGTTTAGACATTGCCAAAGAGGGTTATGAGATTGACGGGGTGAAATATTCAGTTCGTTTCCAAGTGGTTCCCAATATTGGAATCATGGATGGTATTGAATTGGCCCGTGAAATCTTACCGCGATGTGAGTTTGATGAAACCAAGTGTGGAGAAGGTATTTCTCATTTGGAAAACTACCGCAAAGAGTGGGATGACAAGAAGGGCTGCTGGAAAGATAAGCCCCTGCATGACCATACTTCGCATGGTGCCGATGGATTTAGATATTTTGCTGTGGCGATGTCGAAGAAGATTCAACCAAAAACTATTTCATTAAGCACGGTGTACTAAATGGCAGTCAATTCAAAACATCCTAAATATGCTGAATTTGAAGGCCGCTGGAAGGTCGTTCACGATCTATGTGATGGTGCAAATGCAGTGAAAAAGGCAGGCGCTTTATATCTGCCTGAAATCAATGTGAGCAAGGATCAGCGTGAGAATGATTTACGCAATCAGGCTTATCGTGATCGTGCTGTGCTGTATGAAATCACCAAAGACACTAAACAGGAATTGATTGGGATTGCCTTTTCGGAAGATCCAAACTTTGATCCCGATGGCATGGACTTCCTGAAGTACAATGCCGATGGTACTGGCAAGTCTTACTACCACTTGATGCAAAGTGCTTTAGGTGGATTGCTTGATGCTGGCCGTGGCGGTCTCTTTGTGGATTATCCGCAGACAGATGGTGCGACCTCGGTTGCTGAGGTAGAACGTTTAGGTATTCTGCCGACTGTAGTGCACTACAAAACCTTAAGCATTATCAACTGGGGTGTGCGTAAGGTTGGTGCTCACTTCAAAACAGCTTTGGTGGTTCTTGCTGAGAAGGATTCTATTGTCGATCCGAATGATGAGTTCAGCTTAAAAGAGATTCAACTCTACCGGGTATTGCGACTGGATCCGAATGGTGAATATTGTGTTCAGGTTTATTCTGATCGCACTGGCACCCTGCTAGCTGATAGCAAACCGTATTATCCAACTGATGCAAATGGTGCCAAGTGGAATGAGATTCCGTTTATCCCGATTGGCTCGGTGGCGAATGATTGGGAGATTGATAATATCCCGCTTGAGTCACTAGCTTTGATGAATATTGCGCACTATCACAACTCGGCTGAGTACGAGAACAGTGTGTTCCTTTGCGGTCAGATTCAACCAGTGATGACTGGTCTTGATACTGATTGGCGCGACTGGCTGCAAGAAAATGGTGTAATGCTAGGCTCTACAACTCCTTTGATGCTTCCAACGGGGGCGACATTCACCTTTGCTCAGGCAGAGGAACAGATGATTGCCAAAGAGGCAATGGAAGCCAAAGAGAAGCACATGAAAGCTTTAGGTGCAAAACTTCTTGAGGAAAATCAAGTGGTGAAAACTGCAACCGAATCAAACAATGAATCGATGGCGAAATATTCTGTCTTGTCGTTATGTGTGGCAAACCTCAATGAAGCGTCTGAGGTAGTTTTACGCTGTTGTGCCAAGTACTTCGGTTCTGGTGATAAAGCCAAGTTCACAATTAAGCAAGACTTCGCAAAAGGTAAGCTGTCACTGGATTCACTGAAGTTCTATAACGAGTTGGTGCAGCAAGGTAAATTGAGCCGTCAAACCTTCCACACAATCCGCACGACTGGCAAAGTTCCTGAAATTGATTATAAGGAAGAAGAACAGCGGATCGAAGCTGAAACGGCCAGTGCTTTACCGGGTATGAACTATGAACGACCAAATAGCACAGAAAGCAATACTTAATGCCTTAAGCCAACATTCAGCTTATAGCTATCGAGCATCAACACAAGCCGTAAATGAGGTTTTAAGCCGATTCTACGGCCTATCCAATAAGATGGTGTCAGAGTTAAGGGAACTGCTTGAAAACCTGTCTGAGGCTGAAAAGATCGCATTGGCGAGTGGTCAATACACTACTGATCAATTGAAAGAAATCCGCACCCTACTGAATGACCGATTTAAAGAGATTTCAGTCGATGTACCAGAAACCTTTCACCAGTCAGCGGTTAGCATGGCGGTGTATGAAGCATCGTATGTCAGTCAATTAATGACAGGCGCAGCAGCCTCGGTCAGTGGTGAACAGCTTTATAAAAAAGCGAAGTCTACTCCATTGGCAGGCGGTCAGCTCATTAATGAGATGTTTGGCTTTGTGTTAGATAAGGCTCGAAAGCAGGTTGAGTATGCTATTCGTGATGGTATCAATCAAGGACAGACGAATCAGGAAATCATTACTCGCATCCGTGGCAAGCGAACCAAGGTAGGCAATCAGTACGCTTATGTTGGTGGTATCTGGGATGCGACCAAGGTTGAGATTGAGCGAACTGTCAGGACTGCGCGAAGTCATGTGGCGAATATCTCATATGATGATACCTGGAAAGCTCTAGGTTTCACTCATGTGAAATTCGTCAGCACCTTGGATGGTCGCACCTCCAAGCAATGCGCCTCACTGGATGCCAATGTGTACGACATTAATAAGGCCTATCCAAAACCACCACTTCATTATAACTGCAGGTCTGTACTGGTTGGCTGTGATGAAGATGGTGATATTGCTGGCAAACGTCCTTTTGTGATGGATGAGCGTAAGGTGCGTGATATCCCGAAAGACCAACGCGAGGGGATTATTGGCCAACTGGATGCCAATACATCATTTAAGAAGTTTTTCGACCAGACTGATGAGTTTTTTCAGAAAGAATGGCTCGGCCCATCGCGTTACAAGCTCTACAAAGAAGGCAATTACAACATTGATAAGTTTGTCGATCCGCAAGGCGCTAAGTACACGCTGGATGAGTTGAAGGCGCTGGATGCTAAAACGTTTAAGGAGTTGGGATTATGAAAGACGTTGAATTAAAGCTTATTGAAGGCACCAATCAATTTGTACTTGTGGATGCCGAAACCAAACAAGAGATAGGTATTCAGTCAAATGTTAGTGCTGAGTGTAGTGTGGATGGAATGACGATTGTGACTGCAACCTTCCAGATACCACCTAAGAAAAAGACACCTGTTATGCGAAGCTCAATTAATCAAAAAGATATTGAGTTGAGCAATCAGCGCAAATAAACCAAATCCAAACCTAGACCCAAACGGGTCTTTTTTTATGCCCGCAGTTTGTGACTGCACAATCGCTCGGAGAGCAGCATGTTTGAATATGAACTCGATAGCCTAGAGGGCTTAGAAGAATCACAGAAAGCTTTTTATGAAGAAAAGGACGGCAAATTCGTCCTAAAAGTAAAAGGCATTCCACAACCTCAACAACACAGCGATGAGGGCTTGCGTAAAAAGGTTGATGAACTGCTTGCTGAAAAGAAAGCGGAACAGCAAAAGCGCAAAGAAGCGGAAGAGAATGCCCGAAAAGAAGCGGAAGAAAATGCCCGTAAGAACGGCAATATCGAAGCTTTGGAAAAGTCATGGGGTGAAAAATTCACAGCACGCGAAACCGAGCTGTTAAACGAAAAACAGTCACTTGAAGCACAGGTCTACAAATTAACAGTTGGAAGTAAAGCTACTGAACTGGCAGCAAAGTTAGCTGTACCAGGTAGTGATTCAGTTTTACTTCCACATATTAGCAATCGCCTACAGGTTGAAACTGTAGATGGTGAAATCAAAATCCGTGTTCTTGATTTGCAGGGCAAGCCAAGTGCATTGAGCATTGAAGATTTAGAAAAAGAATTTCGTGCGAATGAGGCATTCAAGCCTTTGATTCGTGCGTCGAACGCATCAGGAAGTGGGGCTTCTGGTGGTCAAGGTGGCGGTGCTACTAAAAAACCAAGCGAAATGACAACTGCCGAACGTCAAGAGTGGCAATTACGTGACCCGTCAGGGTTCAAGGTTGCTTTAGACAATGGCGAATTTAATAAATAATTTGGAGTATTAATCTTATGGCATCAGTTCGCCTTACAGATATTTATAACCGCGACCTTTTGGCAAGCTACATTGATCGTGATTCCCTTGAAAAAACTGCATTTGCTGATTCTGGTGTATTGGTCACCAATAACGAATTTAGCCAATTGCTGAATGCACGCACTGCGATTCAGGAAGTTCCGTACTGGAATGATCTGGACGCATCTATCGAACCAAACTACAGCAACGACAACCCAGCTGATAAAGCCGTTCCGTTGGCGCTGAACACTGGTGTGATGAAAGCTCGTATTGCTCACCTGAACGAAGGCTGGGCGGCTGCAAACCTTGTGAAGGAATTAACTGCACAAGATCCACTTGCTGCAGTAGGTCGCAAATTAAACCGTTACTGGCAGCGTCAAGTACAGCGTCGTCTAATTGCATCCGTTTTGGGTGTGTATGTTGACAACGTAGCCAACCATTCAAGCGACATGGTGGTATCGGATGCGGTTGGTACTCTGGATGCCGATATCATCATTGATGCTGGTGCAACCATGGGTGATAGCGATGAGGGCTTAGGCGCTTTAGTGGTTCACTCTAAAAAGTATGCAGACCTTCAAAAGCAAAACCTGATTGAGTTTGTTGAGCATTCGGATGCTAAAACTCAGATTGCTACCTACCAAGGTAAGCGTCTCATCAAAGATGATGGTATGCCGATGATTTCAGGTCAGTATCTTTCAATCTTGCTGGGTGCTGGTGCGATTGGTTATGGCTTTGGTCAGCCAGACAATGCTCAAACTGTTTCTTATAAAGACGAAGAAGCAAACGGTGGTGGTGTCGAAACAATTTGGTCTCGTCGTAAGACATTCATTCACCCGCTTGGCTACAGCTTCACTAGCGAAACCATCACGGGTAATGGCACGGAAGATCCGGCAGTCTCTGCATCATGGGCTGACCTTGCTCTGGCTGCAAACTGGACACGTGTCTATGACCGCAAAGCCATTCCATTGGCATTCATTCTAACCAAGTAAGGAGCTAAACATGGCTATTGGTAAAGGCGAAAAGAAAACCCGCTGGGAAGACGTAGTTGCTGGATTTAAGGTTCAGCAACCTAAAAAGGCATCAGGCAAAGCATCTGGATCATCTACAGGTTCAAGCACACCACCTAAAGATGATGATGCTGGTAAAAATGGCGGTGGTACAGAAGGTGCTAGTGATAGCACCCAACCAACTGACTTCAATGCTCTAACGGTTGAAAAACTCAAAGAGCAGCTTGTAGCAAAAGGAATTGAAATTCCTGCTGATGCAAAAAAGGCTGATTTAGTAGCTCTATTAGAACAGGAATAACTATGAATTACGTCACTATTGATTCAGTCACTCAAAGCCTTGGCCCAGATTGGGCTGGATCTGGTGACGCTAATCTCGCAGTTACTCAAGCGAATGCTTGGCTTCGTGCCAAGCGTTTGCGTCAATTTGAAGTAATCCCAGAAGATGTATTACTTGCAGGGGCTTATGCTGCACAGTTGGCTGCTAAAGGTGAGCTATATAAAGATCGTGCGGATGGCGTTGTAGCATCTAAAACAGTGTCAGCTCAATCAGGCACAAGCGTTTCCAAAACCTATGTGGCTGGGAAAGAGGAAGGCAAGAGTTCAACAATGACATTCATTGATGACTTGCTGAGTCCATACCTCTTAAAAGGCTTTGCAATTAATACATTTATGGTGAAGTGATGAGAGAAGAATTACAAGCCGAACTCGCAGCCGCATTCGATGAGGATCTAGCCGATGCTGTCGACACCTTCACCTGTGAAAAACCGATCTACTCGGGAGAGTTTGATTTTGAAACACAAACTTATCCAGTCGTGGGCAGTGAATCATATTCAGGGCGTGGCGTTCTTGGTAATTATTTAAAAGACTTGGTGAAGCCTGCCGACTATCAAGCCGAAGATGCAAAAGCGATTGTTCTGCAAAATGAAGTAACCGCTGTACCACAGATTGATGATGTTTGGGCTACCAGTAAAGGCGATTTTAAAGTGGTGAATATTGGAGCAGACCCAACATCAAGTATCTGGACCTGCCAACTTAGAAAGGTGTAGCCATGGCGTGGAAAAACAAACCGACTAATTTTGCGCTTGAGGTGGTGAAGAATGTAGATGACCATCTCAAAAAGATTGTAGGCGAAACACTTCAGCAAGTCGTTGTACGCTCACCTGTCATGGATGGTGAATACAGGGCATCGCATAAAGTCACGCTTGATTCACCGCAAGGCACGTATGAGAAAGGCTTTGACCTATCAGGTGGTGCAACACTATCAGAAGGCTTAAAAGTAGCGTCTACAGCGAAAATAGGCGGTCTTGTGTATATCCAAACATTGAGTCCATACGGCACACGTTTAGAAAATGGCTGGAGTCAGCAAGCCCCCAATGGTGTTTACGCACTGTCCTACCAATCAGTTGCGAGTAAATACAAATGATGACACTCACTCAGGCTGAAACTGAAATTTATAAAAAGATCGGTCAATTCACTGGTGTAGAGAAAGCCAATCTCCGCATTGAAAGCCAACCACTAGGAAGAGGTCAGCACTTCAAAGCGCCAACCAACAAACCTTGGTGTAAAGTTTTTGTACAGTACGCTGATAGTCGGGTGGTAGCGATTGGTAATGGTCCGTGTATTCGAGATTACGGCATTATTTCAATCCAGTGCTTCACACCAAGGAATGACGGGGCTCTTGCTATGACCGCCTTATGTGATGCTTGGCGTTCATTTCTACAATCCTTTGGTGTATCTCATCTTGAAGTCTATAAAGTCCACGCACCACAAAGCATGGATGATCAAGATTTTTACGCAAAAATAATTAGAGCTGAGTTCCGAGTGAACTAGCTTAAATCCAACCAAAACCAATGCCACCGAAAGGTGGTTTTTTTATGCCTTGAATAGGAGAAAACCATGAGTTCGGGCGCAAAACAATTAGTGCAGATTGCAAAGGAAACTGTTATTGGAACAGTGCCTTCGCCATTTGCACGTCAAACCTTGGCATTTACTGATATTTCATTAAACCAAAGTGTCGAAAAAACAGAGTCAGCATCAATTACGGATAACCGATTGCAGCAATCATCCATGATTACTTCGGCGGAGTATTCAGGCGAATTGAGCGCAGAAGCTCAGTATGGTGCGTATGATGATCTAATGGCAGCAGCAGCTTTTAATGCTTGGGCGACCAATGTTCTGACTTTTGGTGGCACCAATCGCCAGACATTCAGCGTGTTGCTTGGTTATACCGACATTGCGAACTATCACACCTTTTCAGGCTTGCATGTAAATACATTCGGAATTGATATTCCTGAATCGGGGCTGATCGGTCTAACCTTCGGCTTCATGGGTACTAAGCGAACCCCAGCAGCAGTGGCACCCGCTGGAACGATTACACCTGCATCATCAAATCCGCGTATGTCGAATATCTCTGTCGGTGATTTACTTGTCGATGGGGCATCAGTTAAAGGCACAGCCTGCATTACAGCATTCTCATTCAATTGGGATAACTCAATGCAAGTACAAAAATGTTTGGGTGCTGGTCTTGAGGTCGGTGCAATTCTTGAAATGTCAGCCAAGGGTACAGGTAGCTTTACTATGGCTTGGTCTACTAAGGCGGCTGAGCTTTATGAGGGCCAATTTACAAACGCAACGATTTCGCTATCGATTCCAATCACGGATACAGCAGGGAATAAATACGTTTTAAATATTCCTAAAGTTGAGCTTAAAGCATCGCTTGCAACTGGTGGTAAAGACGACATCCTGAACACCACATTTGAATACACGGTTGTGGATCAGGCACCAACACTTACGCGCACACCTAAAGTTTAATCAATAGCCGCCTTCGGGCGGTAATAAGTAAAAAAATCACTTAGCGGGAAAGAAAATGCAAATTACCATCTCAAAAGATTCATTAAGCACTGAAAAACATCCATCGGAGTGGGTGCCTCATCCAGATGGTGGCGAATATCTTATAGCGGGAATTAATCGTCCTTCATTCCAGTACATGCAAGACAGTCATCAGCAAAAAGAGCGCATGGTGCGAGAAAGTGGCACCTTAATTACTGACGAGTTTGTTGAGCAATCTAATCGTGTATTCAGTGGCATTGTTGGCAAGTATTTAGTTTTAGATTGGCGTGATATTCCTGCACAGTTTGAATATTCAGCACAACTAGCTCACGACTTGCTTGCTTATGGGAAAACGGCTGATGATGATGAGTATGGGATGAAGCTAGGCATATGGGTGATTACTCAATCACAGCGAATCCAAATTGAAGTTGATAAAAAAAAGCGTGAAGCTCTGGGAAAGTCCGAGAACTCTACGAATACATCCAATTCGCCAGTGAAGAAGAAGCGAGTGAGCACAACCAAAAACAACGCGCAATAGCTGAAGCATTAGGTAGACAACCACCCAAAGAGGTGAAAAAGCCTGAGTATAGCTATACAGCCAATGCCTTAATTGAAGCCTACAACGTCATTTCACGCTCACGTCGATATGAGCAAGGCACACCACTAGCCTTAAGCATTGCCGACCTTAATGCTTATTGTGAGCAATACGAGCTACCAGTAGAGCGTTATATTTTCAATGCGGTCATCTTTGATCTGGATAATCGGTTTATTGATGAAGCGTATAAGAAGATGAGTAAGAAATCAGCGTGAGTTGGTTTCTTTTTTAGTTTTAGATATCTTAAGACAAAATAAATATCATTAAATTTACGATGAAAAACATAAATTTATTAAAAATTAAAAACACCAAATTAAAAAATATGTTAATCTCATAGTCAAATCGAATACCAGGTATTGGTTATGAGTGGCTCAGAAAAAATAGTTGTACCAGGTACAAATGTCTTAAGACGAGCGGGTAATACTTTAATCAGCTCAGAAGCTAGTGAAGCTGAAAAAATAGAAGCCTTTAAAGTGCTAACCGCATGGCGTTCTTTACATACATACCCAATTGATACTTTTCAAAAAACCTTGAGAAGAAGATGTGGCGAGTTGAAATTTAGAGACTCAACTGTGGCGCAAAGACTTAAGCGATTGCCATCAATTGTCTCTAAATTGAAGCGATATCCTGGAATGAACTTGGCTCGAATGCAGGACATTGGTGGGCTAAGGGTGATTTTGCCTAGCATTCAGGATGTTTACCGACTGCACAATGACTTGATCCACATAAACAAAAGATTTAGCCATGAGCCGAAACTCCCTTGTGATGATTATATTCAAAAACCAAAGCCTGATGGTTATCGTAGCCTGCATCAGATATTTATTTACAAGAGTAGAGATCACACAGAACTGGATGGCTTAAGTATTGAGTTGCAAATAAGGACTAAATTACAGCACTCTTGGGCAACAGCTGTTGAGACTCTTGGGGTAATTGAAAAAGCATCTATAAAGTCTGGTTTTGGCTCTGAAGATCATAAGCATTTTTTTAAGTTGAGCAGCGCACTTTTTTCAATAAAAGAGCAAACCCCGATGCTACCGGAATTTGCAGAACTCACCCCAAATGAGATTGCGCATCAAGCAAAAGAAATTGAAGAAAAGCTGCAAATCTTCAAGAAACTTAAGGGAATCGCAATTACCGCTAAGCACATTGAGTCAACTTCTAATAGTAAGTATGCGTATCATATTTTAAGACTATATAGAGACGAAGATGCTTGGAAGGTGGATGTAATGCCTTTTTCCAAAAATCAAGAAGATCTAGCTAAGACTTTTTATGCATCACTTGAGGCGAAAGTTAAAGGTGATCCAGATGTAGATGTGGTATTGGTATCTGTGGGTGATTTGAAGGCGATTAAAAAAGCTTATCCAAACTACTTCTTGGATACTAATCAATTCATCAAAGAGATGCAGTCAGCATTTAAGAAGTATTTAGATGCTTAAAACAAAGCCACTCCCCGGAGTGGTTTTTTAATGCCAAAAGAAAAGCACCTTAGGGTGCTTTTTTGGTGCCCAACCTGTTTTGCAAAGTATTTTCATCAATCATTATAGCTTTAACTATTCGATCGATTGCCTCCTTGAATGAAGGTTTTTCTCTATCAGCTTGTTCAGCCAAAATACCTGCAATGACAGCTAAGAGCATTCTCTTATACGGGTCAGATGCAACTAATCCAGAAGTAAAACTTTCCTCTAGGCGAGCAACTATTTCTTGGTTCATTGATCGATTGTTATTTTTGGCTGTGCTAACAATTTTCTCTCGAAACTCAGGAGTTACACGCACTTTAAGCGTAACTACTGCACTTTGATCTTCAGTCATAATTATGGCTTTTAAATAAAATGGATAATAACCCCAAATTGGGGATTGACCAATAACCCCGAAATGGGTACTATTGATTTGTACCCAAAATGGGGACATTGGAGAGAGAAGTGAAAGAAGAATTTGTTTATGTGAAAGGCCGCCTAGATAGCGAACTGCACAAAGAACTCAAGCTGATTGCTAAAGAGGATAAAAGATCAATCGTTTATCTTATGAATGAAGCAGTTAAATTATTGGTAGAAAAACACAAGAGTGCGAAAGCATGAAAACCACAGGCACAAAAAAACCTTGCCCGACTACCAATCAAATGCAAGGTCTAGTTGCTGTCAACAAAGGAATATTAACTATGTCTAGTTTAACACAAAATCTAGTAAATCCAAATACTCAACCGTTGGTTATTGGTGAGTTTTCAATTCGTCAGGATGAGGAGGGTCGCTACTCACTTGCTGACTTACACAAGGCTAGTGGAAATCTAGCTAAGCATAAGCCATCAAACTTTTTACGAGTTGAGCAAACGCAAGAGTTAATAAATGAAATAGAGCAGTTCTCAGATATGAGAAGTGCTGTAAAAGTGATCAATGGTGGTAATAACCGCGGTACATATGCAGTCAAGGAAATGGTTTACGCATACGCAATGTGGATTTCTGCAAAATTCCATTTGATGGTGATTCGTGCTTATGATGCGATGGTGATGAAAGCTTTAGGTAGTAAATCAGAGCAACTTAAAATTGAAGACAAGACCACCAAGCAAGAACGAGTACCTTTAAAAGATGCAGTTAATCTTTTGGTGGCTAAATCTAAATTTTTGAACTATCCAGATGCTTATGGGTTAATTCATCAGCGGTTTGGTGTGAAGCATATTGAAGAAATTCCATATGATCAAATTCCAGTAGCGGTTGAATATGTCCATCACTTAATTGGTGAGTACATTCCTAAAATTGAGCGAATTGATCCAGAGCAAAGGTCGCTTGAATTGTTGGCAGCGGATACTACCAATAAAGTACATGACTGGATATATAGCTTGTGTGAAGAACTTAAGAGACTTAAAGGTAATGTTCCAGAGTTTCCAGTTTTTGATAAAGAGACTATTGCTCGGGCTGTGGTAACACGTATTGTTCAGGGTCAGCGAATGCTGCTTACTGTTGGTTATCAGACTGGTAAGCCTGAGATTCAATTTGTACCAAGTAATGCGTGGATATTAGATGATCAGAATATTGCAAAAATGATTGGTGATCGAGAAGGGCCAAAGAAAGAATTACTGCCTGATATTATTGAAGCAGCAGTCAAACGCCTAACTAAATAAACACAAACCACCTTCGGGTGGTTTTTTTGTGCTGGAATTAGTATCTTGTTCCCATAACAAATATGGGGTGGGGTATGAGAAAAATACTACTTGCATTTAGCTTGGTCTGCTCAGCGGGCATTAACGCCGAGTCGGAAGTGCCAATTGGAAATTATGTCAAGATGTGTCCTTTGGTTTACGAGTTAGCAAAAACAGTAATGGAATCAAGACAGATGGGGATGCCAATAGCTGAAGCCATAAAGCCTATTGCTGGTGTGGATGATGAGGATGTGCAGCAGCTAAACAAAGATTTGGTTATTGCAGCATATAAAACCCCTATCAGTGATTCCAATGAAAACAAGCAGCAGATCATAGAAAATTTCGCTAATCAATTGGCATTAGAGTGCCTAGAAACAAAGTAAGAATTGCTATTTACAGGAAACCTCGCGAAAGCGGGGTTTTTTATTGCCAAAATTTAGGAGTTACCATGACCGCACAACAAAGTCGCTTAGAGATTGTCATCGACACAGTGAAAGCCAAAAAGGGCGCTGATGATGTTACCAAGTCTTTAAAGGATGTGGAAACTCAGGGTGATAAAACAGAAAAATCAGTTAAAGACACTGCCAAGGTTATTTCTGATGCTGGGGATAAGTCTAAATCATCTGCCAAAAAAGTTGACGATTTATCTAAAAGCATTTCAACTGCTGGAAATGAAGCAAAGACCACATCAGGGAAAATGGGCGAGCTGAGAAACACAATAGCTCAAGCTGCAAATGATGGGAAGTTTGGCTCACACATACAGGGTTTATCTACAAAACTATCTGGTTTGAGTGGTGGTGCGCTACTTGTTGGTGCTTCACTTGCAGGTGCTTTTGTTGGTGGTGTTGCTGTAGCGAGTGGCTACCTTGCAAGCATGACCATGGAGGTTGCTAGAGGTAATGTTGAGCTTGCGCGTTTTTCAGCAATTGCAAATACATCTATTGCCAATTTTCAGGGTTTATCTGGTGCTGCTGCAACATTCGGCGTGACGCAAGAAAAGACAGCCGACATGTTGAAAGATTTCAATGAAAAAATCGGTGAATTTAATTCCATTGGTGCGGGCGGAGCTGTAGATTTCTTTGAGCAAATTGCTGTCAAGACGGAAGATGGTGCTGAAGGTGCCAAGAAGCTTGCTGAAGAAATGTCGAAAATGGACGGCATTGACGCACTTCAAACCTATGTTGATAAGCTAGAAGAAGCGGGCGTAAACCAAAAGGAGATGTCATTCTACCTTGAGTCTATGGGTTCTGACTTAACCGCACTAGCACCGCTGTTAATGGATGGCGGGAAGCTTTGGAAAGACTACCAGAAAGCAATGGAAGAGGCTGGAATTCTCACGGGTGAAGAGGCTATTCAGAAATCCATTGAGTTGACCGCTCAAACAGAATCTCTTCAAATGAGGTTCTCTTCATTTAAGGGTGAATTGGCATCTCAAATGATGCCGACTCTAAGTGAGCTCCTCTCATACTTCATGAATGGATCGGTAGAGGGCGCCCAATTTGGCGGGGTTATTGAGACTATTGGAACAATTGCAAAAGGGACTTCGGTTTTAATTATTGGTCTTGCGACTGGAATTCAAAACCTCGTTACCTTTATGGCTGGCGCTATCAACCATATGAAGATTATTGGTCAGGCAGCAGTCAATTTCTCAAATGCTGACACCCTTAAAGGAAAGGGTCAGGCTTTATGGGGTGCGGTTAAGGGGACGTATAATAATGCGGTAGACACTACAAGCAGCATGATGAGCAATACAGCCAATGGATTCAACTCCATGAGCAACATTGTTAACGCTAAAACTGGTCAGTACGATGCTTTAACCAAAGCTATAATTGCTAACCGTAACGCTCAATTAAAATACAATAGAGAGCAAGGTGGGGGTGTTGGTGGTGGTGCGGAGCAAAACAACAATCTCTTTCCAACCGCTAAAGCACCAAAGTCTAGCAAGGCAGAAACCAACAAGGCAGTAAATGAAGCCAAGCGATTGGCCGAACAGCAAAAACGTGAAGCCGAACGGTTGCAAGCTGAAATCGAAAGAGCTAAAGAGGGAGTAATACGAGAGTATGCAACTCGAGAGGAAAGACTTCTTATTGATTACAATAAATCAAAAGAAGAGATCGAGAAGGGGTTTGTTAATGACCCTGCAAATCGTGAACTTTATCTCAGGAAGGCTAAAGAGGCATATGATCGGGATGTTGAGTCATACCGAGCTGCTCAGAAAGAAAAACTCGATTCTTTTAAACGAGACTTTGCTGACCGTATTAAAAGTTCGCAAGTCAATCTGGAACTAATGAGTGTCGCAGCTAGATATGGGCGTGATAGTTTAGTATATAAAACAAAAGAACTTGACACTTATACTGATACTAGCAAGAGGAAGAATAACACTCTCTTGGCTGATAGTGTTGGTCGTATTCAGGATGAGTATAGCGCACCAGATCAAGAGAAAGAGCGCCAAGAGTTAATTGAGGACGCCTACAAAGCCCATAAGCTAAGATTGCAAGAAATTGACGCTGAGCATAACGAAGCTACAAAGGCTTTGGTTATGCAGCAAGCAAGCATGCAGGTTCAAGCATTTTCGGGTCTTACTGGGTCTTTAATGGGTTTGGTGGATCGGTCAAGCTCAGCTTATGCTGCGCTTTACTCTATCCAAAAAAGTTTCAACTTAGCACAAGCCATTATGAATGGCTACACTGCAATCTCTGCTGCATGGGCCTCTGCACCGTTCCCTTACAACATGGGCGCGGTGACAATGGCCACAATAGAGACGGGGGTATTGCAATCTGCTATTGAGGCAGCCACTCCTAAAGGCTTCGCTAACGGTGGCTACACAGGCCACGGTGGTAAATACGAACCAGCAGGCGTCGTTCATAAAGGCGAAGGTGTTTTAACCCAAGAGGAAGTTAAGGCTCTAGGTGGCCCACAAGGCTTTGAGGATTTGCGCAAGTCGATTCGTCGAGGTTATGCGACAGGTGGACTGGTTGCAGATACTCACCGTGTTGGTATGGGTGCTGTGAGTGCGATTAATTCGGGTGGTGGTAATAGCTCTAGCTCGGGCGATGTAAATATCACTGTTCATGTCACCGACTCAGGCGTAACAACACAATCCAACCAATCGGATCAA